CAATCGGCGCTGGTTTTTTTTTGGAATTTCGTAAGGATCTTCGTAACGATTTTGCCGTTGTCTTTGATGGGGGAAGCCAAGAAGACAGTCAAGAAATATATGGAGAAAGCTTTGGTGAAAAATGGGGATGGTATGGAGTAATGCATAGATTATGCAATCAAGATATAAGCAAACTAAGTGCAATAACAAAATTAAAACTTTTAGAATGCTTAACTTGGCTAACTTATGAAATAGATTTGAACGCACAGAATAACGTAAAAACAGAATTTAATGGCAGTTAACAACAAAACTTATAACAACGTAACTAACTTCTTAAGCAGGTTGGGAGAATATCACGAACAAATATCAACAGTTTCAATAGGTAATATTTTTGATATTAATTTAGAAAAAATGGAGAAGCTACCATTGTTGCATATAAATCCAACAAACGTAGTAACAGGTGATAGTGAATTAGTATATAACTTTCAGTTGTTTATTTGTGATATAGTAAGTGAAAGCGAAACACAAACGAAACAACAATCAAACTTAACAAAATTAATTAACAATAAAAATAACGAACAAGAAGTATGGAATCAAACCTTAGAAATTGCTACTGATTTTATAGGAATGCTTAGGCATAGTTCAAGACAATCCTTAGCAGGAACTAATGACATTAATTTTCCATTATATTTTACACAAGATCAATTTACCATAGAACCATTTCAAGAACGTTTTGACAATATGTTATGTGGTTGGGTGTTTACGATTGGTGTTAAAGTAATGAATGATTTTGATACTTGTACAATACCTGTTACTGATTTAGGTGCAGGATATTAATTATGAAATTTAAAATAGGAAAATATAAAATAACAATAGGGTTTTTTAAAATTACAATACATTTATGAGCTACAAAAAAACATTTATGAACTACGAAGATTTATTAGAACACTTAGAAGCAGTAAGTATAAAGTTTCAAACATATACTGATTATCCTAAAAGTGCTACAACAAATTCTAAACGAGCAATTAAATATAAAAAAGAGAATGGTAGTTCTTGTGGAACTCGTGTTGGGTGGACAAGAGCCAACCAAATCGCAAATAGAAAACCTTTAAGTAGAGACACGATATCACGTGTTGCTTCTTTTAAAAGACATCAAAAAAATAAAGATGTTCCATATGATGAAGGTTGTGGAGGATTAATGTGGGATGCTTGGGGTGGAACAGAAATGATAGAATGGGCAATTAGAAAATTAAAACAAATAGACAAAAACAAAAAATAAATTATGGCAGATTTAGTAACAACAATTAGCGAAAGCGTAACACTTAACGGAGCATTAAGAGGTTCTACAAATACAGTAACAACAACAGGTATTGTAGATGTATTTGAAAGAATCTTAACTTGTGCGCACTCAAACACAACAACAGTAGCAGTATTTAATTCTACACCACACGGATCAGCAGGTGCTTTAGACGTGGAGAATTGTAAATACTTTAGAATAACTAATCTAAGTACAGATCAAGATATAATGGTTGCATTTGTAACTTCAGGTACTAATTATCAAGTAACTGTTAGAGCAGGTGGTTCACACGTTTTATATCAAACAGAAGATGGTATATTAGGTGAAGCAGATTCAACTCCTGCATTTAGTGGTTTAGCAGATGTAGTAACAGTTCAAGTAAGACCATCAGCATCAACTGATGTACAAGTAGAAGTGTTTGCAGGGCTTGTGTAATGAGCGATAATATACAAAGATATTTACAGAGCTTTGGTGATAATGTAGTACGAGATAGTTTAAGTATTTTACAAGCACGAAAAGGATCGACTGCTCTTGCAGGTAGTTTAAGAGTTGAAGTTTTTGCTGAAAGTACTGATGATTTTTCTGTTAAGTTTTATATGGCAGATTATGGTACGTTTGTTGATCAAGGAGTTTCAGGTAATAGTGTTCCTAGATCATTTGTTAATTGGAAACAATCAACACAAATAAGTGATTATAAATATACAACAAAACAACCACCTCCTGATATACTCGCAAGGTGGATAAAAAAGAAAGGAATAAAAGGTAGAGACAAAAAAACAGGAAGATTTATAAGCAATATGGCATTAGCTTTTATAATAGGAAGATCAATAAAAATAAAAGGGATTCAAGGTATAAGCTTTTTTCAACAACCTTTTGGAATAAGATTTCAAGAAATGAAAGATGGCTTCTTAGAAGAATTTAAAAAAGATATTGATACATATTTAACAACGTTTACAAAATTTTAAAATGGCAAATTCAGTAATAGAACAACAACCACTATTTAATACACTTCCTGTTGGACAGGATATTATTTTTGTAGTGTCTAATGATACAGCAGTAGCTACACAAGAAAGAGTTAAATTTATAGCAGAAGTTCACATAGCTTCACAACCACCTAACGTATCAACTGCAACAGATTTAATAGCTACATTTAAAACAACTCCAAATAACAAAGCAGTAGGAATATTTGATTTTAGCAATGTATTAGAGAATTACGTTAAGGCAGATCATATGGCTACTAATGACACTTCATATAAAGGAACAACAACAACTGATGATAAACGCCACGCTTTACATATTGTAGATAAATTTTCTAAAAATAATGATTCAGTAAGATATTTAGCTTTACAATTTAAAGTAGAATATTTAGGTGCAGGAACAGATCCAAATGCAGTTTCAACAGCATCAGGAACATCTGTTAATTCTGAAACTTATGTTATATTCAATGGTTATTTAAAAAGAACAGATATCTTAGAAACAGGAACAGGAGTAACACAAGCAAATTTTGGTTTTGATTTGTTTGATTATGAACCAGTTGCAGTATTTCCAACAGCAAACACAAGAAAGTTTTTAACTAATGCCCCTACACAATTATATGCTAATATAGTAGATTACGGAACTTTAGGGTTTTTACAATCTAATAGTACTTTAGCATCAGCAGTAAATAAAGTTAGGTTTGTATATTATAATTCAAGTGGTGTAAGTATTGGTAATGAAGAAATAACAAAAGATTTTAGTAATGGAGCTTATGATAATTGGACTGCCGAAGCTAAAAAATTAATTACATACATAGGTTGTTTTCCTGCAAATTTAAGAAATCATTCAAGTACTTTTCAAGCTTTAGTAACAGCTAATACAATACAAGGCGGTTACTACACAATAGAATTAAGAAATGCAGGAAGTTTTCCTGTAACACAACAATATACAGTAAATGTAACTTGTCCCAACGAAAGACAATATGAAAGTATAAGATTATGTTGGTTAAATCAATGGGGTGCTTGGGATTATTATACATTTAATTTGAAATCAACAAGAAGCATATCTACGCAAGGAAGTACATATCAACAATTAGAAGGTTCTTGGAATGAAAGAACTTACAATCTAGATAGCTTCAGAGGTGGTAAAAAAACATTTAGAAGAAATGCAACAGAAAAAATCGTTATAAATACAGATTATGTAAGTGCTGATGAAAATGTTATGTTTGAAGAAATGATTAACAGTCCTGAAGTTTATTTATTAGATGGATTTCAAACAGACGCAAACAATAGCTTATTAAATCAATATGTAACACCTGTTAGATTGTTAACTTCTGCTTTTACAAGAAAGACAGTAGCTAATGATAAACTAATACAATATACATTTGAAATAGAAA